GAAAGGGCAAGCCGTGGGATTGGAGCTATCACGGTGGGGCCAGCAGCTCCCCAGGCAGGGTATCTGTCGAATGGGTTGAAACGCCTGCTGTCCATACTTGGACCCGGTTGGAGCGGGTCTGAGGCAGGTGGGCAACCCCGAGTGGTTGGGCATGTAAGTCGCTTGAAGCGCCTTGGTGAGATCGCAGAGGGTGCGTGTGGGAATGTTGTGGTGAGGCATAGGCCCCGTCTCGGACGTGCGTTGGGTTTGGGTGTCAGTGTAGCGATGTGTGTGGTCTCAGTTACCGCTCTCGTGAAGCTGATGCAAGCTCGTGCGCTTGTTTGGAGGGATGGGGCTTGGGTAAGCCGAGTCAACGAGCACGTTAAACTGTCTTGTGGTTATGTGACAAAGGTGACGAGTGCTAGTGGAGTGTCTGTGGATAGGACTCACGAGCACAAGGAATGTTCTTTGGGAGGTGGGGCTTCTTACAATTGGAAGCTGGTTGAGCACTTGCAAACGTATAGTTTGCTGAAAAAGCGCGATACTGCACTGTTGCAATCTTTAGTTAGTCGAGCCAAGGCGTGGCAGGTCGATAACGAGGTTAGCAATGCGTGTTATGCATCATATGCGCCTATCAGTATTATGCTAGCAATGTGCGCCAGCGAATCTGAGTATGAAGCAGCACGATTATTGGGAAGCATGAAGTGGGCCGGAACCAAGAGGGTTTTCGGTGCCGGTATGGCGGACGTTTCCCGGTATGAATCTTGGAGTGCAGCCTTGGGAACTGCAGGATGGAATGGCCTCTTGGAGCATGTTACAGCTTCAGGGGAAGGGTTGGTCCGATAGTGGTGCCCGGAACTGGTTGAAAGAGTTCACTCGCCGAGTGTGGTTATGCCACCCTCGGTTGGGGGGAGGTGGACTTATGAAGCTAGGGATGGGTGCTGCAAGGGCAATGGTTGGTTCGTCCGACCATTTAAACAACCGCTAGGGGTGGGTTTAGCAACAATGCACGCCAGTTGCGTTTGCACAGAGCGTGCTGCGATTGCTAGACGAGTGTTCGTCAAAGGTCCGTTGGTCATCAATCCAGCAATGCAAGAGTTCAAGAAAGTGGCTAGTACCATGAGTAAGATCTTGCGGAGCAGGAAGGTTGTACCATTAACGTTGCTGGAGACAGTTTATCAGCTCAGTGAGGCTAAGCGGAAGAGATATCTGACGGCTTATGAATCCTTGCAGGATAGTGGTGTTGTGCGGAGTGATGCACGAATTGCTATGTTTGTTAAGGCTGACAAGCTCAATGATGTGGGAGCCGCATCAAAGAAGCCGAGAGCAATACAGGGGAGAAATCCTAGGTTTAACCTTGCCATCGCGCAATACCTGAAACCCATTGAGCATTCGCTCATGGTATGGAAGGGGATGAAACGTGGTGTTCAAAGAAGCAGGTTTATGGCCAAGGGATTGAATCAGTGGGAACGTGCTGACTTGATTGTTAGCAAGGCCGGGCAATTCAATCGACCCTGTGTGATAAGTTTGGACGCTTCGAGTTTTGATGCGAGCGTTGCAGTAGAACACCTACTGGCTACTCACAAACTTTACTTGAATATGGTTGACACTCCAGAGTTTCGCAAACTGCTTTCCTGGACGATTAAGAACGTGGGGATGACTGGTGTAGGACATGAGAAGTACTCTATTTTGGGTAATCGAATGTCAGGTGATATTGATACAGGTTTGGGTAACAGTATGATCAACTACTTGGTTTTCACCACTATTATGAAGCGTTTGGGGATTCATAAGTGGGACTTCTTGTGTGATGGGGATGATGCATTGCTTTTTGTTGAGGAGGGGACGACAAGCATGGGTGCAATTTCCTATGAATCAAGTTTACTGGGTTTTGACTTGACAGGTGATGAGTGTGTGGTGGCCGATGGGTCCTTCTGGAATATTGAGTTTTGTCGTTCACGCCCTGTTTTCACGGAAAAGGGGTGGGTGATGGCGCGTAACCCGCGACGAGCTTTGGCTTGTTTTGGTGTTACGCATAGGTAT